TAGGAATGATGAGGCGTTAAGAAAGAAGCAAGAGAAGATAGAGAAGAAGAGATTTAGAATGCAAAAAGCAGCAAACATATCTCAAGCTCTTATTGAAACATATTTAGCAGCAGCAAAAGCGTTAAAAACATTTGGTGGAGTTCCTACAGGACTACCTGCAATGAGCGCTACAATAGCTACAGGATTATTAAATGTAGCAACTATAGCTAGACAGAGGTTTCAATCTAGTGCTGGCGCAACAGTTCCCGCTGGTGCATTAGGTGGTGGAGGTTCTGGTGGTGCAGATAGAAGTTTTAACTTTAATTTAGCAGGCGCGTCTCAAGAAAACCAACTAGCACAAACATTACAAAGTCAGTTTGACCAACCTTTACAAGCATACGTTGTAGCTAGAGATATAACAAACCAACAGCAATTAGACCAAGATATATTATCTAGTGCTAGTTTTGGATAAAATAAAACGATAATAATAAAAATAGTTAACTTATTAAATAAATATTATGGATACAATAGAATTAATTATAGACGAACAACTAGGGGAAGAAGGCATAAACGCTATATCTTTAGTAGAGTTTCCAGCTATAGAGGAAAACTTTGTAGCACTTAGTAAAGACCAACATAAAGTTGAGTTTAAAACTATAGACAAAGAGAAAAGAATTATTGTTGGACTTGCATTAGTTCCAGATAAGCTCATATATCGTCGTAGAGGCGATTACGAGTATAATATAACATTCTCTAAGGAAACTGTGAGAAAAGCGTCTGAGCTATACTTAAAACGTCTTAAAAACAATAATACAACGTTAGAACATCAAGAATTTACTTCTGGAGTATCTGTAATAGAATCTTGGATAGTAGAAGATGCTAAACAAGATAAAACTGCTTTATACAACTTAAACGCTAAAGAAGGAGACTGGGCGGTAGTTATGAAGATAGATAATGATGCTGTATGGCAAGACGTAAAGAATGGTAAGTATCTAGGGTTAAGCATTGAAGGTATTTTTAGCGATAAGAAGCAAGAAGATATGAGTGCTGTAGAGGATATGACTGAAGAAGAAGCTAAAATATTATTACAAGAAATAAAAGACTACCTAGAGAATGAGAGCAAAGTACTGTAAATCAAAGAATACATATACTATAAAAGACTGCAAGAACTGTAAATGTCAGTACTATTGGAAACAAGGTATTGGCTCTATACATAATAACAATCACGTATCTAATATTATTAACGAAGACACAACAAGAATTATTAATAATTAATTAAAACTATGATTAAAAACACAAGTTTTAATGTAATACCAGATAAGCATACTTTTTCTGAGATAGAAAATCTAGCTCCAGAGGAAAGCGTTATAGTTTACGATAAAGACAATAAGGTAAATAAATATTGGAACGGAACTGTATGGGAGACTCTATCATCAAATTCCACAGTTATCAGTCAAAAAGCAGCTAATTACAGTTCTCTACAAGACGGTACTTATGTGGGCGATTTAGCTTACTGCAATCAATCAGAAGGAACTCAATGGCTACCATCTACTTTAGGTGGAACTTATTACCCTGCTGGATGGTATTTATGGAATGGAACTCAATGGGTTTCTGATAGAAATAATATATCAAATCAACTACAGTTAAACACTCAAGGTTTATCGGATAAAGCGAATTTAGTTCATACTCACGTAAAGTCAGATATTACTGATTTTAACGACTCGGATTATGCAAGTACAATACATACCCACGTTAAGTCTGACATAACTGACTTTAATGATTCTGATTATGCAGAAGCGAACCACACCCATACTAAGTCAGATATTACCGATTTCAACGAAGGAGATTACGCTACTCAAAATCAAGGAGCAAATCCAGAAACAGCAATACAACCTGACGACAATGTAAGTGAATTAAACAACGATTCTGGATTTATAACATCATCTAGTTTAGGTGTAGAAGGTTTATCTAGCTACTTTAACGAACTAACATATTCAAATGGTGATTTAACAAAGATAGAAACTTGGGAAGACATAACAAAACAAACTAAATTGTTTACAAAAAATTTCACTTATTCTTCTGGGAAATTAACTCAAATAAGTTTGACTAACGAAACCACAAGCTCTGTAGAAAACAAAACTTTATCTTACGACGCTCAAGATAATCTATTATCAATAACAAAATAAAAAATAATATGGCAATAAGAACATTTTTACAGGGCTTGGGAGCCACACACCTGTTTGATTTGGACAACAACGGAACTCTAACAACAGATGATTTAGGAAGTAGCTCTACTCCCACTAACATATCTGGTGGAACTTACACTTTTGACACAGACCCAGTTTGTGAAGGTGTTACGCATTCTTTAGACGTAGTAGCTAACACTAGCAATGGAACTAGTGGGGCAATTTTTACAAATAAAAATGGAATAAATACAAATATCACTGGATATAACACTGACAAAAGATCCATGCTAATTTGGTGCAAGCAATCAGCCATTCAAAATCCCACTTGTATATATGAGCAAGGTGGAGGAACTAACAATTTTGCTTTTATGGGTGGTGCTTTAATGACATGGCAAGCGGCTGATGCAGGCCAACCGTTTCTTATTGTGCAATCTAAAAGCTTAGCGCAGTCAGGTCGTTCTTATTGTCTTGTGGGAGTTTGGGAATATCACACTCAACATGCAGGATCAGGTAACAGAGTTTTATTTTATATAAATGGGATTTTACAGGGAATTAGCGAATCAACAGGAACAGATGCTTTCCCCATTCACGCAGGTAATATAGCATGTGGAAATTCAGCAGATAATTTACAATCATTTGCAGGAACTGTTCTTGTCTCACAAACAACAGAAAAAAACTGCAACTTCTTAGGAATGTTTAATAACGTATCTTTGACACAAGCGCAGTGTAGAGAAATATTTGAACGCACTACTTTGGCTCAAATTACAATCTCGGCTGATACAGTGGTAAATCAACAGGCTGCACTTGATGCACTGAGCGGAAACACTTACCAAAACCTGAATTGTGCAATCCGCATATTGCAAGCCACCGACGCAACGGATTATCGCCTATTTGTTGATAATATCAATTTTATTGCAGATGACAACATTCAAGATATTTCTGTTCAGTTCGTTGGAACTGGCACAATTACGCTTGAGAATACAAACGGCACTGTAATTAAATACACATCTACACCATCTGAAGTTGAGACGACATCAACAACTTATACGGGAGGAGGGTCAATTGTTGTTGTAAATAATACTATTAGATATTTTACGCCTTCAACTATAACAAATAGCACTGCTACTAAGCTGGTAATTGAAACGGCTGGAAACTACGAAATAAGCGGAGGCACAATTAGTATAGTTGAAAATGTTAGTGGAGGAAATGTCACTATACTTATTAGCAATGGAGCACCTACTCCTACTACTATAGGAACTGGAATTATTTTAACTTTTCCTCCTAAAAACATATCCATAACAGGTTTAGATGCAGGTTCTAGGCTCTGTATATATAACCAAACAACTTCAACTCAAATATATAATGCGGTTGTTTCTGGAACAAGTTATACAGCACAATACGATGAAGGTGTTGGATTTTCTGTTGGAGATGTATTAGAGTTAAAGGTGGCAAAAATAGATAAATTAGAGTTCACTACTTCTGTGGTTGTTACTGATACAGGATGGAGTGCCTTAATAGCACAAGAAGATAATGCGGTTTACAATACATACGGAAAAGATGGGTCTACCGTAACAGGTATTAGCTGGGATTCTGGTAATATGCAATTTGACTTTAATGACGCAGATAACAATATTGACGGTGCAGATATTGGAGCTTGGTACTATTATTTTATTACTACACAAGTAGGTATTGCAGAGGCGTTCGGTGCGCTAGTATGGTCTCAAGTTAATAAAATAACAAACGCAACCAATAAAGTAGCTATAACTTTTGACAATATTAAAAGTTCTCCTTTGCAAATTAACAACTGCTGGATAGATAGAGATGATGGTGTTTCTATAATTTCCCTAACAAGCAACTCTATACAAATTAACCCTCCTGCTGTATTTAATACAGAGACAGATACTAGCGGACTAACACCAAGTGAATCAAGTACATTGTCAAAAGTAGATACTATAGAGAAGTTAGCTAGATTAATACCAGCAAGTTTGTAATTGCTTGATATTTAGTTTCTTGTGATTAAAAATGAAACAATTAAATTAAAAATAGTTATATTAATATATTAAAATCAATCAATTATGAAGAACAGTAAAAAAATTCTTGCAAGCATCAAAGAATTAGTAGGTTTATCGAAAGAGGAAGTTACTACAGAAGTTGAGGCTACAGAAGAGGTTGTTTTATCTACAGAAGAAGTTGTTGAAGAGGTTATCGAAGAAAAAGTTGAAGAAGTAGAGTTATCTACAGAGGAAACTAAAGAAGAGGTAATTGAAGAAGCAGTTGAATTAGCTGAAGAAAAAGAAGAGCCTAAACAAGAAGCACCAATTCAAATGAACTTTGCGACACAAGAAGAACTATCTCAAGTTAAACAAGAATTGTTATCTATGATTAAAGCAATGATGGAAGACAAGTCTGATTATTCTGAGGCTGATGTTCCTGCTAAATTATCTGCTGAAGAAAAAGAAGCTGTAGAGCTTTCTGAAGAAGTAGAGGAAGAAGTAGTTCATTCTCCTGAGAGTGTAACTGAGACTAGACAGAGAAATTTTAACAATAAAGGAATGACTGCTGCCGAACGAGTGTGGTCAATGATTAATAATTAATTAAATTAAATTTAAAATTCGCTAAAATTATGGCAACAAGTACAAGTATTACTACTACCTATGCTGGAGAAAGTGCTGGGAAATACATCTCGGCAGCTTTATTAGCTGGTAACACAATCGCTAACGGAGGTTTAACTATTAGACCAAACGTTAAATTTAAAGAAGTTGTAAAAAGATTAGAATTAGACGGTATCGTAAAAGATGGTACTTGTGATTTCGCTGACACTTCTACATTAACACTTACTGAAAGAATCCTTCAACCAGAAGAATTTCAAGTAAACTTAGAATTATGTAAGAAAGATTTCCGTTCTGATTGGGATGCTATCTCAATGGGATATTCTGCTTTCGATAACTTACCTTCTTCTTTCCAAGACTATTTAATTGGACACGTTGCTGCTAAAGTAGCACAGAAACAAGAAATCAATGTATGGAGAGGAGCTAACGCTACTGCTGGAGAGTATGATGGTTTTTCTACTTTATTAGCTGCTGATGCTGATTTACCTGCTGCAAAC